CCTGAGGACTAATGCCCTGGACCTTGTGTCCCAGATGAGTCAGCCATCCTATTGTTATTTTGCTCACTGCCTGATTCATACCGACATTGCGGCTAATCTTTATCTTTGAGGCATTGTCTGCATAGCGAGAAAATGTTATATTTTGCAAAGAGCTATCTTCCACTACAATAAACGCATCTTTGTCCCAGGACAGTGCATCATAGAGCCACAGCTCAAATTGCTTATACTTGGCAAAGTGGACAGTATCATCTTTTATCAGGCACATGGCAAAACCATTGTGCCGGATGGCAGGATCAATGCCTACAAAGGTTATTGCCATTTTACTTTTTTATTTAAAAAGTTTTTCTTTGCATATTTGCGCATAAAGAAAAGCAACTCTATATAATTGTAATATTTGCCTTTATAACGCCATAGGTTGGTTGATTTGTTGTACTTTAGTATCTGAGTGCCATAGTGCATAAAGATGTCGTTATCTTGGTTTTCACGGCTCACAGAGTCCCAGAAGGTGATGTCGTTTAGCCAATCAGCAGGAATGGTGTCTTGGCTGTGTATATCTTCTTCAGTGTTGTAATAAGTGAAGTGCAAACTGTCTTTGCTTATCTTTTTTACTGACATCCAATTGTAAGCCATAAAACTGTTTTCTTGAGCTGACAAAGTTGTTACAATGCCGGTAAGTGCAACGGCAACGGCAAACTTAATAGGAGCGGTAGCGGTGACATTGTCTCTTGTGGCTTGCTTTACGGCAGGCTTCCTGGACCTTGGCTGCTTAACTCCAATGCCATAGGCATCAAGTCCTTTTTCGATAAATTGAATTTCGAGGACATAGCCAAAGCAGATGATCGCACCGATAAATAAAAAGGTTGCCCAGAACTCAGCACCTATCATGTCTCCCTGGATAGAAAAGAATAGCTCAGCCAATGCGACAACGGTAGCACCTCCTGCGACCTTTGCAGGATACTTGCTGCGCTTCGGTGATGGGTTTAAAAAGTCAATGAACACAACGGCAAAGCGGCCAAACTGTAACATGATGCTGGCTGGGATTGAGAGTAATAATGGAAGAGGTAAAAAGTACACATTAAGTGCTGCGGTGATCATGTAGGTAAGAATGATTCCGGTAAAGATGATTTTGGGCATGCTGGAGCTTATGTCCTTAAACAGCCATTCAAATTGCAGGTTTGTAAAGTTGGTTTTCATTGTGGTGGTTTGTTTTTGTTGTAAAAAAAAAAAATTAGGGCAGCTGGGGGACTGCCCTGTGAGTAATTATAAAGTATTTTGTAATTTTATTTCGTGTCCAAATCTTGATACGGTTTTGTTATTAATATACCAACCTTTACCATTATTATTTACAGAGCCATTTGCATAATTATCATTATTAGTATAAAATAATGTTACATTGCCTACAGTCATTGATAAATATCCATCTTTTGGTTTTGGTTGTTTTTTTAATTTTGACATTGCCTGTTTAATAGTTAAACCTGAATTTTGTTTAAAAAAAACATTTACGCCTTTTTTGTACTTCTGAATAAATTCTGCTTTTGTCATTGTAGTGGTTTTTAGTAGTGAAAAATCGTTTGTTTGTTTCGATATGTAAATATAATAATTATATTTTTACTGTGCAAGTATTTTAAAAAAAAAATAAAAAAAAAGTGAGAAATAATTGCTTATTCCTCACCTTAAACGACAAACCACTACTTAAACCTGTTATACGCTTCTAATTGATCATCTATCTCACATATACGAATCTCCCTTGTTGCAGTTTCAATGTTTCTTTTTTTTATTTGTTCAATAGCGTCCTCCAGGTTCTCTGCCGTGATTTGTACTGTTTTACCTTCAATGTTTACCTTGTATCTCTTTACCTTCACTTCCATCTGTACCATCCATTAATTAGGTCCACAATGTAAAATATGGCAAAGGCCAAGGTTAAAATGCCGCCAGCAGTGATAATCACATTGCGAGCAATCCTGGCAAATTCTTTTTTTTCGTAATCTGTCATGGTTAACTTGTTATTGCGTTAATTAATATTTTTTCATGGCGAAAACTGCTAAGCAATGTCCTGTAATTGTCAGATGTAACAGTTAGTAATTGCTTTACAGCTCTGCATTGTTCAAAGATGGCAGTGGCTTTAGGATATTTGCCTTTAATGTAAAAGTCAGTAAGCGTAGATGAATGTTTTACTCTTTTGTATTCTTCCTCTGCCATGTCCCGAATGCATGTCATCAGCAACTGGGCAAAAATGCTTTCATTCATCCCGGCAATTACGGTGTACCTGGCATAATAGCCTGAGAGCTGCCTGAGGTACTCATCGCACTCATCTAAGTGTTCAGCGGAAGGAGCGGTGGTAATCCAGGCGTTTACCTCATCGCAAAAGTTTTTAATTTTCATCATTTCGGCGTTGTACTCTTTCATTGTGCATCTTTTACGGTAAGCAATGTAATTGTTTTACTTTGAGCCTCGGCAATCCCATAAAGGACCTCCTGCTTCTTCAGTGCCTCAACCTCCGATTCCTTGTCAGTCAATGCCTTTGAATAAATATACGACTTTTTTTCGTATGTGCTGTAATTGACCAGACAATCAGAGATGCGGTTAATGTACCTTGTGCTTTTCAATTTTTCCTCAATAGATGCTCTAAGGCTTTCTTTGGCGTTTAAGAGCATTTTTTCTTCTTTGTGTATGTTTATATACTTAGCCATCATATCGTTTATCTCAGCGTCTCTATGGACCTCGTAAGCGTGATGTATCTCAGCAGCAACTCTGTGTATTAATGCTTCTGTCTCCATAAGGTCCTTGTAGCTGAAAACATGGGTATATGTTTCATGCAATCCTGCCCATTCTATTTTGCCTTTTACCATCTTGGTTTTGTAGTAATCAATGATACAAGTTGGAAAAACTTCGTACTGATGGTATAAAATTAAGGCATATACCTTCATCTGTAAACTTGTCTCCAGCCTTATCGGTGACCAGTCCACAGTGCCGGTCTTAAAGTCTCTAATAATGTTGTAATTCTCAGTGCAATTGTCTATATAGCCTATAAATTTAAAATTACCAAAATCATGCTCCAGTTTATACTCAGTTAATGCATAAAGCTTTATCTCTTTAAAAAAGTTAGGCGGAAAGTTGTAATCTCTGTCAATGCCCTTGCTGTAATCCTCAAGGTCCTGTGCAAACTGTTTGCCAAATTCAAGCATCGGAGATGGGGCATCCTCAATGTTAAGAAAATAACGCTTCATGTAAGCAGCAGGATCATTGATCCAGAGATTGACCTGGCTGACAGATAAATGCTCTTTTGGAAGGTTTAATTTATTCATTGCTTTTTTTTAGTGGTTGTGTCAAATAATTTTTAACATCATACATAATTATATCTGCAAATTTTTGAAGGTTTTCATCAGTAGGTTCTTTGTCGTAATCATTTTTGCAAGTTTCAATGTGACTGACAATTAAAGCTAATCTAATTGATCCGCTTATTTTCCAATTGTATATAATGTCATCCACATCATTGTAGTAAGTAATTTGCATAGCGGTTCTTCGTTCTAAGTCCATTTTAGTTGGTTTTAAAAATAAAATAGGCAGCGCAGTTGCTGCCTTAATGAGTCATCTCAACTTCTGAAATAGCTGTATAAAAATAGTGCTTGTTGCAGCGGTAGCGTTCTCGTGTGGCACTCCTGCCTCTATCATCCGATTGTAAATGTCAATGTATGCCTGAGACATAGTGACAGATAGTTCAAAGGCCATAGCAGCCAAATCCGGCTTTTCCTCAGGTTCTTTTGGCACATCGTGAACATCCAACTTCTGTACTACTTTGTATTTGCCCTTGTCCTCCACTACCTTAACTGGCTCTCTGCTTTTCAACCTTTCGATGTAGTCTCCCGGCTTTCCGTAAACTCTTATATCATCGCCAGTCTCAAGTGTTATTAGGACATTAATACTTGGTCCATACTGCCCATCTCTTGGAGGACCGGCAGCATATTTGACAGTTCCATTAATAATCTGCATGATCTTCTCTTTGTGCGTCTAATATTTCATTGTTATATCGCTCGACTTCAAACTCAAGGACATTGCTAATCCAGGTAATGTTAAGTGTTAATGCCATCCATGATTCAAACAATGCTAATTTATCCTCAGGCAATCTCTTGACCTGGAAGATGTCTCTTATTGCAGCTTCAACTGCTTCTTCAGTAGTGTCACGGATTCGGTAAACATCCATGAGGTAGGTTGCAAACTTTTGGCTAATTTCGTACATGGTTGGAGATTTAGTAAATTTCAGAAAAATGCTTTAATACATTGTAATGGTCAAAGTGGTCCTCGTAGTGCAAAAATGTAGATGCAGTGTCGTAAACTTTTAGAAAGCTGTTGTTTTCATCAGTAAGCAGGTACAGCAGGTAAAATGCCTGATGCCAGGTATTTTCATCGCATGCGTACTCCATTGATTCAGACATAGTCTCAGGATCGAAGATTTGATTCAGGAATGTGTCAATGTAGTTTTGAAAGCCTTTGTCTTGATACATGAGCTTGGTGTTGACTAAGCTAATTTCAAAATACCGATAAGCTTTGTACTCTCTGATGTACTGTGGTTTGTTAATAATTGTTTCCATTGTGGTTTGTTTTGTTGTGAAAAAATATGTTGTTTAATTTTTATTTTCTAAATATTTACTGCCTTTACCAGTAATATAAAACGCTATTGTAGCGTTTCTTTCGTCTGGCTTTGCTTTATACAATAAATCTTGTTTTACAAGATAATTGCATATTTTTATTTCTTTTTTTGTCAAAAAGCTACGATACAACCCTGATGAGGACGCCTGTATCTCTGACAATATTTTTACAATTTCGGGCGTTATTATCTCATTTTTCATTTTAAAAACCTTTATTTATAAGGTTGCTAATTTTTTTAGCAAAACCCTTTTTAGTATAAAATTTATTTACATCGCCACCCATAGTAAAACTAAATTTTCCTTCAAAGAAGGTAATCATGTGTATATTATCTCTTGATATTGCATGCCATCCAGCAACAGTATTACCTGTTGAGAATACTCCGCATGCGTTTCTTTCTTTGTTAATTTCTTTTGTTGTCATTGTGGTTTGTTTTAAATGATATGTAAATATAAAAAGTATATATTTATAAGTCAAGTAAATTGTAAAAAAAATAAAAAAAATTATTTGCCCAAGACCTTGCGCCACACGGCCAACTTCTGTGCTATCACCACTGCCCTCTTTTGATTGCCCTGCTCTAACTTCCTGGCATGATCTCTTATGCTTTGCATGTTCTTGTCTAATGGCGGCTCAGTCCTGGCGATTTCTTGTGCTTCCTGCCACAGTGCCATCTTCTCACCATCGGCATAAGTTATAAGTTCCTTCCTGATGCAGATGTCATACCAGAATAATGGCACATCCTCCCAGTGCTTTCCGGTAAAGTTTGCAAGTAAACTACCAAAGTTATGCTCAAGCTCTTCTCTTGCCTTTGCCTGCCTTTGTTCCAGGTCTGCCATGTGTCTTTGCTGCTCTATTTCTGAGTCATGGCTGGCAATGATTCTGCGTCTATACACCATGTATGCGTTTAGTATCTTGCCAATTGTGTGCATGTTTGCCTTGCCGTAAAACTTAACATCTTCATCAAGGTCCAGGCTCTGAGCTGAGAAAAGGCGGAAGGCAATCTCTATTTCATTGGCGGCTATCTGACCAAAGGTCCTGACTATCTCTTTGGCAATGTTGCCGTAAAACTGCAGGTCGCCATCAATGCCGTACATAGGGAAGACAGAGCTGATCATGCTGAGGATTTGCTTATACGCTTCCTTGCTATCAATGTTGGCAATGCGGTTTTCCCTGGCATTGATAATGGCGGTCTCATCGGAGTTCCGGGGTTGGTAGTGTTGTAGGTTTGTCATGTTTTGTTGTTTTGTTGCGTATATATATTGTTACCTGCTATGCCAGCGGACACCCTAAAACATTCGGAGTTGGCTGACAAAATCTTTAAAACGCTTTTCTTGTGCTTCATAATAATCTTTGTCTATTTCAAATCCGACATATTCCAAACCTGCTTTACTGCAAGCTATCCTACTGCTTCCACTTCCTGTATGTGTATCTAATACCTTCCAATCTGTTTCAGCAAATTGTTTCAAGCACCAATCATATAAATAAACTGGTTTTTGTGTTGGATGTATTCTGTCTTTGCCACCATTTGTTTCTGCCTTACTGCTTTTCGTTACTTTGAAAAGTTGTTTATTAAACGAACTCCAAGCAAGTTCACCGTGTGAAAAATTGAAAGTCTTATCAAATAGTTTATCCCAAAAAATCCAGCATTTAGATGGTGGCAAAAAATCGGTAAAGTAATTTCCACCCCAAACAATTTGCTGTTTACTTACTCTAAATAATTGCTTCCAATATTCAGCAGTAGGAATAGCATTATCCCAATATTTCCTTTCGTATTTTTCAACCATATCCCAAGTAGATGTTCTATCAGGTTTGCGAATATGTATTGCTCCATCAACTCCAATTCCGTATGGTGGGTCAACAATAGCTAAGTCAAAATGATTATCAGAAAAGCGTTTTAAACCTTCTACACAATCCTCATTGAACACCACAGAAGGCACAGCAGGTAACACTGTATTGCCAAAAGTGGGGCCGACATCTATATTTTCAACATTCTGCATCTATTTAGCTTTTGTAGTTAATTCAACATTTGTGGTACTATGCCCCACCTTCGGCAATACTTTTACGTTATGCTATAAACTGCTTAAATTTTACTACAGTATAATAATACTCCTGCTGCCGTGCCTTGTCCCTTGCCTTTTGCTCATCGGTCCTGCTGTGATACTTTGCCTTGTTGCGAATGCGTTCCTTTGCCAAATGCTCAGCGTAGGCTTCCGGTGTCATGGCTGCACGGCGGCGGCGGAAGTATTCTTTAAAGTATTTGCGGCGGTGTTCGGTCATAGCGTAAATTCATTTACAAGTTTATCAATTTCATCCTGCTTTCGCTTTGCCTGAGCGGCAGGATTCTGGTAATGGTATTTAGTGTATATTTGATTCGCATTGCTGTAGATCATGGTTATGTTAAAGTTGTTCCTTTGCCATTTGTCCGCAATGTGCCAGGCAGCTCGTGTAAATGCTGCGATCATCTCCTCGGCAGTGCCAGGATTGGATGAGACCTGCTGCATCCATGATACTAACTTTTTACAGTTAGCACCATCCTTGGCACTCATCATGTAGTTGCCATATTTGTTTACCGGCAAGGTCACACCGGCAAGTTCTTCGTAGGTGGAGCAGAAGGCGCAGAAGGCGGCGTAGGTCTCAGTCGTTTCTTTTTCTTTTTTAGCGCAACTTTTTTCTTTTTCTTTTTCTTCAGTGTTTAAGTTGTCAAGTATTCCTTGTCTTGTAAAACCATTTGCAACTTTGGTAAACGGCGGCGAAAAGTCGTTTTCGCACTCTTTGTTTAAGTCTTTATTTATTATAGTATTTCTTTGTTCTATGTCTTTCTTTGTTAGTGGCGAATTTTTCCGTAGCGGTTTTTTTCCGTAGCGGTTTTTTTCGGCTACGGTATTTTTCTGCTGCGGTAGAAAATTTATGGTATAATCATAGCTGTTAAACTTGCCATCTATCCTACGCAGTTCCCGGATAATATAGCCATGTTCTATCAGCTCATCCATGTACTTCCTGAGTGTGTCCTTGTTCATGTTTAGGTCCTTGCTGATGGCAGTGGAGTAAAACTGCCAGTCCTCAGGCATGGATGCCATGTAGCAGAACAGAAACCTTGCACGGTCGGAGAGGTCCTGGTTGCGGAGGATGGCATTGGGGATAATGGTGTAGTTCTTCTTTAGTTCATTGTTGAGCTTGTTCATAAGTCTAATTTACTTTGTTTACCATAATTATTATTAAATACAATTGCTTGTATAGCGTATTCATCCATAATATTTATTGGAATTAACATTGTTTTCATTGTAGGTAGCGTCTCAATTACATTATAATTATTACTTTTATACAATCTTTTAAGTACAATTTTATCAATTATCCAACACATATCGTAATTACCAATAACATAATAAATAGTGTTATCTTCTCGTAAAATCCCTGATGGAATCCATTTTTCATCATTTTTATTTTTCTTTTCATATACTTCAATTGCTACATAATTTGTGGCTATAACTTTACCATAAGTACAATCACCTGTTGATCTTGCATCATATTTTATTTCATAGCCTTGTATGCTTTCTCCAATTTCATACTGGTACTTTTTACTACTATAAGGCTGTATGACATAACCATAATCTTTAAGCAATTGTGTTATTATCCAATCCTGAAATTCTAATCCAATTTGAAAAGAATCATTGTGTTTATTATTTCCTTCGTACATATTAATTATTAATTTGATTACCAAATATATCCCATCCTTGTGGTGTTTCCCTTGCAAATAATTCTATTTTATTACCATAAGTATAAATAGTTTCTATGATTTCCCGAAACACTTTTGGCTTCTTTGAATGCTCTGTTCTTTCCTCACTAATTACACTGTCAAATAATTTTTTTACATCTGGAGTGCAAGCACCTTTAGTACATACCAATAATATTTCATGACGCACACTATTATAATGTCCCATATTATGCTTTATCTTATCCCAAATAAATGTAGTCTTATATGTAAATCCCCATGCTTTAACTACTTCCAATGCCTCAGGTAAATGTGGAGAGGTACTCCATAAAAATAAAACTGCATCTTTTTCTGTAATATCTTTAATAGGCATTGCACAAATATCATTTGTACTCATTAATAAATAATAATCTTGTGGCTCTGTAACATACTCTGGCATTGCATTTCCATATTTCCATGGAGGATCTGCATAAATAATTCTATATTTTTTATCTTTTATTTCTACATCTTGCTTTTCAAAAGTTTCTCTAATTTCCCTTCTTTTAAAATAAACTTCCTCCTTCTTTATCTCCTTGTACGCTTCATTAATTGACATTTGCCCAGTGTTTAACTTTTCTTTCACTTCTGCCGTGGCTACGGCTTCAATTTTCTTTACTTTGGCTATTGTGTCGTGTGAAACATTTGCAATTTTGGCAATTTCTTTTTTAGTATCAGGTTTGTCAGATATCTGACAAACCTCACCTGTTTGTCTAAAATAAGAAACTTTTTCCGATTTACTTTCCTTTGCCTTTTCCCGAAACACATCTTCAAGTTGTAACGCTAAAACACTTCTTTGGTAATTAGATAAATTTCTCCTTCCAAATTGGTTATTAATCATCCATTCCTTAACACGATTAATATTTTCAAACTCCTTTTCAAGTGTTTCATAATTAATATCATGTTCTTGTGCAATCCTGTACCGGTTATGTCCATCAATTAAAATGCCATTCCATGTAATTAATGGGTCTCTTATGCCTTCTTCCAGAATGTTGCGCTCCAATTGTTTGTATTCCTCATCTGACAATGGAGGAATAAGCCTTTCAAGTTCTTTTAATATTTTCATATTTACAAAAAAAAATGCCAACAGGTAGCAGTCTGTTGGCAAAGGTGAAACAACTAATTGTTTCATGCTCCTTTGGATGGCTGCTACTCCATCCAAAAGAATACACAAATATAAACTATTTTTTATTTCCCATCACCTAATTTTTTCACCTCAGTCCTGACCTCCTCTATAAAGCCAGTCCCATGGCTTGCACCAGTGATTCTTATAAAGTCATTCTCTATCTTTGCTGAGTTAATGATGACCTGAGCCACATCTGCTACTGCCTTTGCCTTGGCAATGTCGTAGTTGCTATCTGGATCATTGAGTTCTTCCAGGACCTGGAACAAGTGGTTACGAAGGTCGCTGATTTTGTTTTTCATGTGTTAGGCTTTTAATTTTGTTTACTAATATTTGACATTCTTTTATTTCCGGTGAGGAACTGCCATACTTCCGATTCATCACGGCAAGCTCAGCTCGTGTGACAATGGCAAGGTTAGACATTTCATTGTTATAAATGTTGCCATCAATCCTGATAATGCAATGCCCAGGAGGAACAGGACCATGCACCTGCTCCCAATTGTATCTGGCAACTGCTATCCATTCATTGTCTGCTAACTTTATCTCCAAGTAGTTGTTTGTATTTCTGATTGTGCCAATAGGCATCGTGTTGTGTGGCTTGTTGCCTTTCTTAAACCATCCATGCTCAACCTTCCTGCGTGTCTTAGCAGACATCTTCTTGCCGGTGTTCCAAGGCACATGCCCTTTTTTAAAATGGCTGATGCGGTTTAGGTTCATATCATTGCCAAGTTTGGCAGCATTGCGCATGTTCATCCGATACCATCCTTTACACTTCTTTAGGCCCATCTTAGCAGCCTTACTGCTGATGCTGTTAACAGTGTGACCAATGGCAGCACAGATGTCTGCATTGTGAAAACAAGCATAGTGCAGGCGCATGAAGGCAAGGTTCTCTTCGGAAAATAGGCTCATATCTTTTTAAATATCAATCCCCAGGATGTCACGCTATGCTCATCATGGTCAAATTTAAAGTTATACTGTTCTATCATTTCTATCCATTGCTCTTTGCTCTTAAGATTAATATGTCCCCATTCAGCATCTGCCTCTGGTGTATTCGCATGAGGTGTTGAGGTAAAATAAAAATACATTGTGCAGGCTTTAGATAGTTCTGGCAATATTAATTTTAACTCAGCATCTGTAATATGTTCAAATACTTCAGTTGAATATATAGCATCATACTTGCCTTTTATTCTAAACTTACCTTTGGCTAAAATGTACCTTTTAGGATCAACACCTTTACTAATGGCAAAGTCTCTTTGATAAGGATTAATATCATACCCCATATAATTATATAAATTATTTCTAATGCAGGCAGATAGAAAAAAGCCAAGACCTGAGCCAAACTCATAGACACTTTTGCATCCCATTATTTTTAGGCATTGCACACCATTACAGTGTAAGTTGACAAGACTTTCATAGTCCTTAGTCGTAAAGCCAAATTCAACTGATTTATCAAAAAAAAACTTATGATCTACCATATTTAAAATTCTAAAATGGGAAAACTTGTTTTTACTGTCCAATAATCAGTGCTGATGTCGCTGCGCACTTTCCAGGCATTGGATGTGTGATATCCGGACTTCCAAAAACACTTGCAAATATTGTTTACTATGTCCTTTGGCTTCATGCCTCTATTGTACTTTGCATAGACATATCTCTTGCAGTTTTTGTATCTTGGTAAATTCATTACTGCGGACCATCCATCCACCATTGCCTGGTAGTTGCTGTATGCCTGAAAGTCGCATGGCACTTTTTTATTTCCAATATAACAATCATCATAGCTTTTCATCTTCTTGCCTCTGCCGGTGTATTTAATGCCGCCAGGATTTAAAGCTTTAGTCATTAACTTTGACTCAAGGCCATTCCTTGTTGCCTCAATGACAAAGAAAGCATAAATCACTGAGACAGGCAAATCGGTTTTCTTGTGCATTGTGTAAAAAAAGTCGTCATAACTGTAAGCAATGTAAATGCGTCTAAGCTCATGCAAATTCTTTTTATCCAGCCTTCTAAAGCCAATTGCATCCATGTACTCATAAAGCTCATTACGCTTCATGTGCTTTATCGTGTTACCGGGCAAGTTTTTTACATCTATTAGGTAGTAATTCTCCTGCGGATATTCTTTCGCAGGATTGGGCGGCAATTGCTTAAATGTAGGTGGCTCTTTGTCCTTTGCAGACATTGTAACAAAGGCTACAAAGATGGTCATGGCAATAATGCCAAGTAGGTAAAACAAATTCTTTTTCATGTATCTGGTTATTTATTTAAAATGGCAAATCACCTCCGCTGACTTTCGGTGGTGCTGTGTTTGTTGTTTCTGTATTTGCTTTGCCGCCAAACTCAAGGCTGTTCACACGGCAATTAATTGTAGCATGTGCCTCACCATTCTTTACATAGGCATTGACTGAGCATGATCCTTCTGCGACAATAAATGTTCCTTTTAATATATGCGGTTGCAACTTTGCAGCTCGCTCTCCCCAAATGCTGCAATTAACCCACACTGTCTTTTCAGAGCCATTAGGACCATGTGCCTTCTCGCTGTGGGCCAATGAAAAAGAACATACATTGGTGTCTGCAACTGTCTTAATTTCAGCATCTTGGCCTACTCTTCCGCTTACAATTAACTTAATCATAAAAATCTTTTTTTTGCAAATATATATTATTATCTATAAATTTGCATAAATAATAATAAAAATGAATCTAACACAAACAAAGAAGAAGTCTGTACTGCTTGATGAGCAGACACACAAAGCACTAATTAATGTCCAAGTCCATGTCCAGGCACACTGTGACAGAAAGATGAACATGGGTTCTGTGCTGTTATTTCTCGCTGATTATTGGAAGAAAAACAACGGATGAAAACCTTTGAATTTAAAGTTACCATCTTCACATCATCCAAAAGTCAGGCAACAGATTACTATCGGTCCATAGGTCCTTTTTGCCGGCTTGGTTTACAGAAAGGCTTTCATGTTACTATCTGCACTCAGGAGAAAGCTCAGTGGTATGACATCTACAACACTGACATAGTTATTATCCAGAGACCAAACAGCACGGCATCACTTGGTATCATGGCCGATGCAAAGCGGATGGGCAAGGCAGTAATCATTGACTTTGATGATCATTTACTGAGTGTCCCGGAGGATAATCCTGCCAGCTATTACTTTAGCAATCCGCAGGTCAGAAAGCAAATAGAAGATACCTTTATTTTTGCCGATGTTATTATTGTCAGCACGCAGAAGTTGTTAGAAATCTATCAGCCATTAGCACAAGGAAAACCTATCTTTGTAATACCTAATGGATGGACACCTTCTGATATTGCGATGACAAAGGTACTTGCACAGCATAGTCCTGTTCGGTTTATGTGGCGTGGCGGATCTACACACTTTGCAGACCTGCATACTGTTAAGTCTCAGCTCAACGCTGCGATGGACCTAGATACTGAGTTTACCTTCTTTGGCATGCCTCGCTTTATGATGTATGACTTTAACAAGAAGGCTAACTTTGTTGAATGGTCCTCTATGTTTATATACCTTACTTACCTACAAAGGATAGATGGAGACTACGGATATTACCCATTAGTGCGCAATGAGTTTAATGAATGTAAAAGTAATATATTTGCCATTGAATGTCTGGCTGCTGGTATGCCTGTACTTGCTGACAAATACTTTGCAGAGTTCCATTTACCTGGAGTGCTGCACTATGAAACACCAGAAGAATTTGCTAAAATCATTGATGAGATAATGAAAGGAAACATAGATAAGATAGACCTCGTTAAACAAGGAAGGAAACATTTAAATGAAGTATTGCATATTGATTTACTAAATCAAATGCGTTTTAAGATACTTAAAAGCCTTTAATGCCATATATACCCAAGCAAATTAAATCAACTATCAACAAAGCAAAGCTACCAAGAACACCATCAGGTGACCAAGGTAGCTATGATAATAACTGGCAGAAAGTCTCAGCCAATTATCGCAGAGCTAATCCGCTATGCGAAGTTTGTCTGGTCATGGGCAAGATGACAGACATAACACCAGGAGATAGGAAGGGATGTGTGGACCACATGATTCCCATCACACGCAATGGCAGCATGTACAGCCTAAACAACTTGCTTGCACTGTGCAAAGTATGTCATGACACCAAATCTATTTGTGAACGCACAAGCATAGCACCTGTGTCCATTGTCATGGATGCGGATGGCAAACTATGTCCCAAAGACAAGGCTGAGATAATCGCCTGGTTGACATCTAAGGTGCGTTTACACGAACTCAAGGCAAAAGTCGGGTAACAAGGTCAAAGGACTTTGAAAGCGGCGTGAGAGCGCCGAAACGACCCGGGGAGGGGGATATTTTTACGAAACGGTAAATTATCGTGGCGTGCAAATTTTTTCACACCGCTGCAAGTCCCCAGGTGGGGGTTCTGACAGCACAAACAAAAAAAACATGAGACCTAAAACAATGAAAACAAAGTTGCTGCAAGGCACAGTTGCACCATCCAGAATCAAAACCTTTTCCGGCTCTGCGGTCGGTGGTTCTTTGCTCGAGCTGAGCGATGCAGAACAAGCCATTTACAAAAAGTTGCAAGACCATTTGTTGCTGCACAATGCTGGGAAGGAAATTGAT